AATTGTAAATGTTCCAGCAGCATTATTTACTGAAGCAACATTGCCAGTAATATTATAGGCTACTGGATCAACTGCTGTTATTGTTACTGAGCGACCAACAATAAATGATTTAATATCTGCAGTTCCAACTGTTACGGTTACGGTTGTTCCATTTCCACTTACAGTTGTTATAGCAGGATTTAGCGTAGCAAGCGATGTATACATTTCATCAAGTTGTGCTGCACCCATTGAACAGTTTTGAAAACTTTGTGTCCATTTCATACCAGTAAGTTTTGCACGAATAAGGTTTCCAGCAGCAGATCCTACAGAAGCAGCACCTAAACCTAAATTATTATTTGCAAGTGTTGTTATTCCACTTAAATTTAGTTCTGCTATTTCTTTTATATTTGTACTTGTGCCAGAAAACATATCTGCTACAGTTGTAACAGCAGAAGTACTTAATGCAGGTAAAAAAGTCATACCACTACCAAATCTAAACATATCATTCATAATTGTAACTGATGCTGTATTAAATGCTGGAATGGTCTCTAAAGAAGAAGTTGCATAAAGCATAGAAGCCATATTTGTAACATTTGCTGTATTAAATAGTGGAACAGATTTTATAACAGGAGAGTTAAAAAACATAGTTGACATATTTGTTACAGATGCTGTATTAAATAGAGGAACAGTTTCTAAAGAATTGCATGTATTAAACATACCTGAAATATTTGTAACTGCTGCTGTATTAAAAAATGGAACAGTTTTTAAATCAAAACAACCGTTAAACATATTTGACATATTTGTTACTGATACAGTATTATATAAAGGAACTGATTGCAAAGAAACACATGAACCAAACATGCTTTGCATAGTGGTTACTGATGATGTGTTAAAAAATGGAGCAACCTTTAAACTTCTACAAGTATTAAACATTGTTAATGTACTTGTTAAAGTTGCAGAAGTATTAAAAATAACATCTTGTAAAAGATAACAGTTTGAAAAAAGGCCACCAGCACTGGTAATGTTTGATGAAATAATTTGAATCTGTTGAACAAGTTGCATATATGCGTTAGTTGTTAAGTTAGGACCAAATGTTATAGTAGTAGCATTTGGAGCAGCAACAGCGAGACTTAGCCATGGACTTGAGAATCTGCCTCCTGAAGCAATTGCAGAATGTCTACGAGATGGAGATACTGTTGCAAATGTTCTTCCTGCCGTTGTAGGTGTAATAGTAACAATTGCTTGACGATATCCTTCAGATGTTACTGTTGCTGCTGAAATATCACTCCATAGATAGTTTTTTTCTGCTGTAACACCACTTGCAAAAGATGCTGATGTTCCATCGCCCCAGTCAACAGTATAATTGCTTGCGTCTGTAGTAGCAATATTAACAGCAAAATAATTAGAATCTTGATTAAAAACAGCAACAGTTCCAATAATTTTTTGATCAGATGCTGCTGGTACAGTATATGTTATCCAATCAGAAGGCACAATCCAACCAAGATTATTCTCAGTAGAAATTGGCTTGCCTCTGTCAAGTCCTATTGGAGCATTACTAGTACGAAGTAGGGCCATTAGGCAATTTCACTTCCAAATGCCTGAAATGCAAACGATGTATTAGAGGCACGAACAGTAATAACATCTGTTGTTGCTAGAGTAACACCCAAAGTAAGTGTTATTGAATCATTAGCATTTAGAGTTGCCTCATAAACAAGATAGTGTTGATTAGCAATGCCTGCTGCTGCTGGTCTAATTGCTATTCTAAATGTTCCAGTTGTTCCTAGGTTGGCAATGCTTATTGTTGACACTACCGTTTCAGTTGACGCTGGTACTGTATAAAGAGTTGTATCCGTTGCTGCTGCTGGATTTGATTGTCCTAGTACTTTATATGCTGTTGCCATTTACGCTCCTATTAATAGTAATGAAGAAAAATCTGGTGCAGGACCTGTTGCTCCTGTGACTCCTGTGGCACCCGTTGAGCCAGTGGCTCCAGTGGATCCAGTGACTCCAGTTGCACCTGTCGCACCTGTTGCACCAGTATCTCCTGTAACTCCAGTTGGGCCTGTGGGCCCAGTATCACCTGTAACACCTGTTGGTCCTGTAGGACCAGTGTCTCCAGTGACTCCTGTTGGACCTGTAGGTCCAGTATCACCAGTTACACCTGTTGGGCCTGTGGGCCCAGTTGAACCTGTAACACCTTTTTCAGCAAAGAGTTCCCATTCAGTAGGATCGTTTGCAGGATCAGTATAAACATTTGTTGTAGTTACAATACTTACATAAGTATTACCATCAACTGTACTTACAGCAACAGTATCTGCTACATAACTTGAGGATACCCATAGTCCAATAAAATTTAATGTTGTTCCTGTGGCACCTGTGGCACCTGTAGGACCTGTATCACCAGTTACACCAGTAGGCCCTGTAGGGCCTGTGTCGCCAGTAACGCCAGTTGCTCCTGTGTCTCCAGTTACGCCTGTTGGACCTGTAGGTCCAGTATCACCAGTTACACCTGTGGGTCCTGTTGGACCAGTATCTCCTGTAACACCTGTAACACCTGCGTCTCCTGTTACACCTGTAGGTCCTGTAGGACCAGTGTCTCCAGTAACTCCTGTTGGACCTGTATCACCAGTTACTCCTGTGGGTCCAGTATCACCTGTAACTCCTGTGGGTCCTGTTGGACCAATATCTCCTGTAACGCCTGTGGGACCTGTATCTCCTGTAACACCAGTTGGCCCAGTAGGGCCTGTATCTCCTGTTACACCAGTTGGTCCAATATCTCCTGTGACACCAGTAGGACCTGTAGGTCCAGTGTCTCCTGTGACTCCTGTGGGTCCTGTAGGACCAGTGTCACCTGTAACTCCAGTTGGTCCAGTTGGACCTGTGTCGCCAGTTACTCCTGTTGGACCAGTAGGGCCTGTATCTCCAGTGACTCCTGTAGGGCCAGTGCTTCCTGTAGGTCCAGTGTTACCAGTTACTCCTGTAGGACCAGTTTGTCCTGTAGGACCTGTCGCTCCTGTAGCACCAGTAGAACCTGTTGGTCCAGTTGGTCCAGGGAAACCAGGATTCATGACTCTTACAACATTGTTGTTTTCATCAACAGTAACTTGTATACCTAAATTAGGCATTAACTGTTACCTCTGGTCTGACAGTTATCTGACCCATGACTAATCTTTCAATTGTTCCACCAGTAATTATGTCTAAATCATATACATAGAATACTGGATCTAATGCTAGTGTTTGCTCATCAGTTACAAGAAGGTTAATTGTTCCTGTTGGACCATTGATTGTTATTCCGCCATTTTCAGTGGTCAAAGTTAATGCAGCATCTGGTGAACCAAACTTTAGACGCAATTGCATCTTAGCAGTATAGCCAGTTAGGTTAATTGGAACGCCAGCACCATTTTGATACACCATTTGAAGTGTAAATGTAGCACCTTGATCCATTACAAAGTTATATATGCCTGCTGTTGCCATGTTATTCCTTCTCCGTAGCCCAGATTAAAAATCCGCCAAGTGCGATAAAACTAATAGGAGGAAAGATTAAAAACAATCCATATGAAGCAAGGGCTACGCCTACTACTTCTGTTGTTAATGACCAATCAATTTCTGGCTTCTTTGCTTTCATGTTTCTCCTTATAGTGAATAGAATCTTGCAATAGGCTTTACTGGTACTGGCACTGTTGCACGATCATAAGAAAAGATTGCTGCTACGCAAGCGTCAATCTTCTTTTTGCTGTTTGCTTTTTGAATCATAAGTCCTCTTGAGGAAGTCTTAGTCATAGAGTTTGCTACATGTCTATTTAATGCTTCGTTGCCTGAGTGGGTAAATGAGTTATTCATCACTGCCTCGTAAAATTTGGCAGTTGCTGGAACCATTCGTTCTGCAGAGTTTGGATAACTCACCACTGGCATTCCCTCTTCATCAAATAGCATAAAAGTTCTAGAATATCGTGCAGGATCAAAGACTACTTCACGAATGCTGTAGTTTGGATTTCTGTATGCCTCTATTATACACGATTCTACCTCAGCAACGGGAATAAACCAGTTCTGATCTGCATCATCTGGTCTTTCCCAAATGTCTAATATATCTAAATGAGGCTTTTCTCCGCCAAGATACCAAGCAACTATAGCAGTTGAGTCTCCATTAAATGATCCGTCAAAGCCTAATATAACATCTTCGCCAGGAATTTGTTCTCTATTCTTAAGAGTTAATGCATCCCATGCGTCTGTTGGTATCCAAGTCTGAGCAGAATCAGTCCACAGATTAAGTCTTTTTGTTTTAAATTCAGCCTCTGGAGTCAAGAGAGAAGCAGATTTCATATCTTCTGCAGATAGAATATCACCATATGATGGGTTCGCTATCTTCCAGTTGTCTTCGTCTTTATAGTTAAGTTTTTCATCACCCTGATACCAGGCAAAAAAGAAGGAAGGATCTTCAACCTCACCTTTTGAAAGTTGTACGCCTCTATTGTACATTTGGAAACAGAGGGATTCTTTACCTGATGAGTCATACTTCGTTCCAGCAGTGGTAATTGCTACAAGCATTGGCTCTAAACGAGCACCCATAGAAAGCGACATAGTGTCGTATAGTTCTCTATTTGGCTGACTATGCAACTCGTCAAATGCCACAAATGTAGAGTTTAAACCTTCTTTTGTGAACGCTTCTGACGATAGGGCTCTATATATTGTGCCTGTGCCTGGATTATATATAACATCTCTGAATGTTTGTAGTACTGCTGATAGTTCTGGCTCTAGTTCAATCATTCTCTTTACCGTTTTGAAAATGATCTTGGCCTGGTCTTTATCTGCAGCACAAGAATAAATCTGTCCACCGTTTACTCCAAGCAATAACTGCTCTAGGACCAGAGTCGCTAGTAGTGCAGACTTGCCTGCTTTGCGAGGTATCCCAATTAAAGCACGACGATGTTTTAGAAGGCCATCTTCGTTTTCTGCATATAAATTTATTAGTAGTTCTTTTTGCCAGGGACGCAAGATTAGTTTTTCTCCTACATTACCTGCAATTGAATCTTCTGTAATACGACAAAGCGTTTCAGCAAAGTCAATAACATCATATCCACGACTGTTGGCTAACTCAAGTTTAGATACTGGAGAAAGATATGTTGGAGGCCAAGATTCTATTTTAGTCTCCATGATTAACCCTTATATGCTAACGAGAGCCTATCCTTATCAAAATCAATGTCAATAATTTCTACTTGAACTAAATCGCTAATCGTAAATTGCTCAGGAGTAAGTTTACCCATCTTAGATCCATGGATCAAACCAGATACCAAACCAAGAGAAACGAATACTCCAAAGTTAGTAATACCTGAAACCTTGCCTGTATGTACCTGGCCAATTGCCAATTTACTAAATTGAATTCTCTTATCTTCTTTCTGGTCATTCTCAATAAGTGCTTTTCGTGAAATGA